AACTGTGAGTGCCAGTGTACCTGTAATAGATGCTGAAGATGTTGAACGAGGAACATAATTCAACGAATTTGCTAAGTTAACAACTGAATTTCTTTTTTGTGCCGTTGATAGAAACGCCTCAGACGCTACCATGTTTAGATAGAACGAATTGTAGTAGGTGTTGTATGCCAACATATCCAGAAGAACTGAAATACCAGCACCATCAAAGTTGTAATCTCTGAATTGATCCTGTGCCTGCAAGTATCTTTTGAAGTTAGTTTTAATACCTTCAAAGTTGAGTTCGTCTACTCTTAAATTATTGTCTATGGCCATTTTATGCCGCCCTCGTTAACGATGTTGATATAGAACCGGCTCTATTGATGTTTTTTATGATATATTGTATGTTCAGTTCAATTCCATTTTCTTCGAATTTGATATCAACTTCATTGACAGAAACTCTAGGTTCATGTTTATTGATTGCGTCAGTTATCTCTTTTCGTAAGTTGTACTCGGTAAAGCCTGGTTCGTAGCTAAACAAGTAATTGCTGATATCGCACCCGTACTCAGGATTGAAAGGTCGTGTGCCTTTCTTTGTTCGAATTAAATTCATCAATGATCTTTTGATTGCCGTTTCATTTATGATCGGTCGAATGTCTCCACTCACCGGATGGGGAGTGAAGTCTAAAGATAAGTCTTTGTAGAATGCGATTTCTGCCATTTTTTTCTTTTATTTATGTTGTTTGTTCTGCCGTTTTGGAGTCCTGAATTTCTTTTCTTCGTTCTTTTGCGACTTTGGTGAACTCAGCTAACGCTTTTCTGGCTCTTGTTCCTGCAGATTTGTTCTTTTTGTTCTCAAATTTATCATTCTCTGCGAGATATGATTCAAATAAATTTACTAAGTTTTCGTGATTCGTCATTATTATTTCCTTATAAAGTATTGACATTTGCTTGACAGTGTGCTATATTACTGTGTAGACTGTGATTTTAGATATCTGTTATGACTGTGATTGCTGTATTGGGTACTGTTGCAGTTGTTGGATTATCCAATCTTTCCTCAATCGTTTCTATTCTAAGAATTAATTCTGTGAGAGTTGTATCGTAAAGACTGTCTCGTAAGGTTAAATCTGTGTTTGAACTGATTGTGACATTATTTCCAGTTAAAGTTAAATCCACATTCGAATTTATTGTAGAATTTTTTGCGTTTAGCACCAAGTTTTTGTCTGTTTCAATCGTGATGTTGCTGTTTGCTGTTTGCCATACAATATCGCTTCTATTCGTAACAGTCGCAAAGTTTCTTATTGTGCTTGATTCTGTGCCAAAGTATTCTAACGCCTGCTCTGGTATTGCGGGTAAATAGCCTAAGATTGCTGGCTCTTGTGCCGACATAGAATCTAGAAAGAAACCAAAGACCCAATCACCTAATTTTGGTGCACCATATAGATTCGGCGTATTTAATGGGTGAATAGCTAACGCCCAAGGCAAATCTTCAGTCGGAACTAAATTCATTTTCTTTGCTGGATGATAGCCAAAGCATCTGACTTTACATCTACCGAGTGTGAGTGGATCGTTGATATCTTCAACAATTCCAATCCACCAAATAAAGCCGTCATGCCCAATAAAATTTTTCATAGTTTGTCTAATTCTGAGGTGTCTACTGCGCCTGGAGGAACATTGTCTTTAATCCAAGTGAGTAATTGTTTTTTCACATCAAGTTCTTTCTTTGCAGGCTTTCCTGGTTCTTTAAGAGTCAAATACTTAAAGTCTTTAATGACAGGATTGCCTTTCTTGTCTTTGTATGCTTTATTTGTTTTTGGATCAACAATAAAGATTGTATTCTCTGGATTATTTAGAATGACGTAAATACCGCCTTGTACTGAAGGTGGCATAGCAGTTGTCACTAAGTTATATACAGTCTGTGCCGCACCCGCATGAGTCGCAAGCAAAATATCTTCTGGCACAACTCTTGCTCTTGATTTGTTATTCTTGATTGCAATCTGATAGTTAGTCAGAACCCAAGATACGTGAATATTCTTTGGTTCATATCCAGCGGCAAACAGTTTCGGCAAAACATCTGTCATGTCTGAAACTTCTTTGAATGTGCTGTCAAAAATAAGATTTGGCAATTGCCCTTTTTCAGCGCCAGCAAGCATCAAGTCTAACGTCTTGTTCTTTACGTCAGTTGCACGAATAAGAACATGTAGAATGTAAACATGAGTTGGAGTCTTAAGATTCAATTCACCCATCTTCAAATTCTTGTCAGTCAATTCTTTTTGGATAAGTTCTTTATCTTTCTGAGAAATCTTGTCGCCATACTTGTCAAGCAAGTCTTGGGTTGTGAATTTACCAAGTGCATCTAGCTTTTGAAATGCAATCTTTAATTCATCAACGTCACGTATCTTAAACTCAGACCCTTGCATAAAATGTTGAACAGCAAAACCTTTACCAGAGCCTGCGCCACCAGCGAGGAACACAATCTGTCCATACTTTGCGCCGTTGTTGTAAAGAATTTGTTTCTCTACAAGTTGAGTCGCTTTGTAGTCTTTTAAATCTACGTACTCTGAAAATTTAAGTTTTAAAGTCATTTGAAGTAACTCTCTTATAGGTATTGTAACTCTGATAAATCTTTTTCTGTCAAATCGTTCTTATTGAAGTCCATTGGAAGCGAACCTCTAGACAATTCCAATTTCTTAATGTACGTTGACAATGTGATGCTGTGCTTAACGCCAAATACAAAATATCTGCCAGAGTGATAATCATCGGCTACGACATTTGATTTGCCAGGAATCAATTTCTTTTCTAATCCGCTTGGTGTAATAAAATTCACCACATGTCCAGCACCAATGTTATTTGTTGCACCTTGAATATCAACTTCAATCTTAAACATGTTTTTAGACAGACTGCCGAAGATGTTAGTCTCTAGCCAGTTACTGCGCTGAACTGTATCGTTCAAGTATGGAGAAGAGAAGATTAGTTTCTTTCCTTGAATTTCATTTTCATTTGTATTGTACGTGCTGAAAATGTTATTTCTATCTAACAATTTATTCGGATAAAAATCTTTAGTTGAATTGCTCTCTTTTGAGTAGCCGACATTGTTTACTGTGTGATTTCTTTTGATCGGATCAAGAGAAGTTATCGTTGTGTTATAGTGACCATACAATAACAATTCTAGATGATTGAAGTTATCTTTCTTAGTGAATCTTGCCGCACGAATGTAGTTTGGCTCAATTTTAGCATCTTGATTCGGGTCAAAGAATATATTATGAACACCGTAATTAGTTGAGTCTTCAACTAGTTTATCGTAGCTTCCAAAAAAATGCGTTGACGCAAATGGTTTGCCATCTGCATATGTACCAACAATAGGAAAAAATCTTTCAAAGAATAAATAAAATTTAGAGTTTGAACATGCTCTTTGTGCCATCGCTTCAATTGCTTTGTGTGGCATCAAACCTGTTGATATGAATGGTGTCGTTAACGTTATTCTCGGATCTTCTATCATCAAATCATTCTTTGACATTTCACTGAACATAGATTTGACTGCATCTGCAAGTGATATGTTTTTGTAACTTTTAAAAAGATTTTTCTTCATCGAGTTTACGAAACTTCTAGACGAAAAGTATAGCGCATATCTTGCGCCGACAGTTTCCATATTGACTGTATGTGCGCCAATCTTATTGACAATGAAATCTTCACGCCAAAGCAATATCTCATTTGTGATTGGCTTAGATAATTTTATGACCAATCGTTCACCACCTTGCAGTTGAAATTTTTCTATACCACCACCAATGTCAGTTAGTATGACTGCACCAACTACAGAAGATGAAAACACATTCTCGTCAATTTCTAAACTTTCAAATGCTTCGAGCAATGAGATTTTTAAATTTTGTCTTGTTATGATTGAAATTTCATTGATGATGAAAGTTCCGCCAATGTTACTACGAACAGAGTCTTTCGTGTTCAGAGTTAAATTGGCTGTTTCAAACCCTATATCATCGGAAGTTCTTCCAAATGGATTAGGTAAATTATAATATTGTGAAGTTGCCATATATTATAAAATAGGTTTACTTAGAATTGATCTTAATCCAGATTCAACTGAATTAATTGCGTTTCTATTTAAAATTTTAATTCTAGATTTGTTTACGTTTAATTGCAATTCATACTCATAGACTGTCTCCAAACTTCTAGCATTTGTTGGTAAACTTGAGTACTCTATCACATCAATTATATTTTTGTTGGTATCGTAGTAATACTTTGTCGTTGACATTGCATTTTGTAAACTACCGTACTTGTATATGATATATTCTTTGAATGTCTCAGAGTTTCTTGGCCAATCGTCATATATGCTATGCACGTTGTTAGTCAACATGATAACCCAATCGTAACCCGGATCTTCATAGAATTTGTACGAAATGAAGTCTGGGCTTTCTCCATCACCAACCACATATGGCGTGTATGAGATTCCTCTATATTGCGTGAGATAGTCTTTTATCTTAGTGACTACATTGATATCAATTGCTTTTAAGAAATTGTAATCATCAACTTTATATGCAATTTTAGGATAGTATGTGAATATGCTCATATTAGAAAATTGTTCTTGTTGCGTTTTGATGATCTGTATAGACTGCACCGTCTGTTGGCAATGATGTTTCTCTTAAGCTAATGTTTAATGTAACTTCAGACGGATAAAATTTTCCACCAGTTGCACCTTCGGGACTAAAAAATACCATTTTATTTTGTCCGCCATAATCAACTTGCACGTTTTCTATAACGCAATACTCGCTAGAGAAAACTTGTGTTAGAAATGTGTCTGCGCCACCAGGAGATTTTTGTAAAACAATTTCGAATCTGCACATATCTGGATAACCAAAGCTGAAATTGCTTACTGATGCTCTTGCACCATCATCTAATGCTACTGCTCCGTTGTTACCACCACCAAATAAATTGTCAATTTCTGTTTGAGTAAATCCGGTAGTTTCGGGTGGCGGTGCATTTGGGTCTGGTGCTGGTTGATCCGCTTGGTTATTTACGGTATTATCTGCATCGCTAACTTTAACTGTTAAATTGTCGCCTGCACCTTTTGGTGATGATGCAATTCTAAATGATTGAATAATCTGCACCATTTTTTCAGCTTCTTGCATACTTGTGGGTTTCATTGTAAATGGCAACGAAAATCTTCTGAAAGTGGGGCCCTGATAAATCAATTGTTGAAATGTATTTAAAACTTTTCGTGTCATAAATTCATACTGTGCTTTTCCAGACAAGCCAGCAGATGAAAGAAAACCAACGCCGCCTGCGGCCGCACTTTGCAGTTGTTTGTATACTGCATCCAGTCCACCTTTAACTGCGTTTGCAGTAATTCCAGTAACTGATCCTGTTGAATCTGGCTGACCGAAGATTGATTGTGTCTCTTGATATCCGTTAGCTAATGCACTTTGAAACGTTCCACCCATGCGTATAAATACGATTGGACCTCTTGCTGTTGTTCCCAATGGATCAAAGAATTGAAATCTTGCCATGGGTGTAACAAATCCAGAATGACCATAATCCGCACCGAAAATTAATTGTGTGCCGCTACCGACAGGATACTGCGCCGCACTCCTATTCGTTTCAAACGGACCTATTTGTATTGTCATTGCTTTTCCCTTAAACTAATCATTATTCTATTTATGTCATACAAAGGCAAATTTAAGCCGAAAAACTATCAAAAGTACAAAGGCGACCCAACAAAAATTGTTTATCGCAGTCTACTAGAACGTAGATTCATGGTCTACTGTGACGAAACGCCATCAATACTTGAGTGGTCTTCTGAAGAGGTTGTTGTCCCGTATTTGTCTCCAATCGACAATCGGATGCATCGATATTTCGTAGATTTTTGGATGCGATACAAAGATAAACACGGCATTATCAAAGCGGTGTTGATTGAGGTGAAGCCAGATATACAGACACGGGCACCAGAAAGAAAGAATACACCGAACGGCAAACCAACTAGACGATTCATTAATGAAGTAATGACATGGGGTGTCAATCAAGCCAAATGGAAAGCGGCAACAGAGTATTCACTTGATAGAAATTGGGAATTTAAAATCATAACCGACAAAGATTTGAGATAAATAGAAGTATGATATTCGATAACATACTCATTCAAGGCGCTAGACAAGGCATCGTTCCCGCAAGAACTGCGGCGGCAAGGGACTGGTACAGAGAAGCGGCTGGCAAACTAACATCAAACATAACTCCTGGCGTTTTTGAGAGAAAAACAGACTCTGCTAGAAAAGTGACTACGATGGACTTTGGCTACATGTACGCATTTAAATACGATCCAAAAACTAAAAAAGATTTGCCGTACTACGATACTTTTCCATTGATCTTTCCTGTAAGAATGGACGCTGATGGATTTTTAGGAATTAACTTTCACTATTTACCGCCAATATTACGTGCTAAATTAATGAATGCATTGTATTCAACGCTTACAAATAAAAAATATGACGATTCGACAAGAGTGAAGATTTCATATTCTATTCTGCAATCTGCATCTAAGTATAGATTCTTTAAGCCAATGCTAAAGAAATATTTAAGAAGCCAGGTTCGATCACAATTCTTAGAGATACAAGTGAACGAATGGGACATTGCTATTTTTTTACCAACAGAATCTTTCAAGAAAGCAGACACTGGTCGTGTCTGGGAAGACTCACGCAAAAAATTAGGAAGAACATAATATGGCAATTCTACCAACAGTTACCGTTACTGGTCAGCGCACAACGACAAACTACGCAATATCAAATCTACGTAGTAAATTGGGTGCTATTGCTAGACCAAACAATTTCTTGGTGATGATAGATTGTCCTAGTTTTACACAGGGCGGCAGTATCAGAGCAGATAAACCAAATCAAGCTGACATAGAGCCAACCTTTGAGTTCAGATGTGAGAGGGCAGAATTGCCTGGAAGAACCGTTGCGACTTCAGAAGATATGGGTTCTGGTCCAACAATTAAACTTGGCTATGACATGACATATAACGATATTCAATTGTCTGTGATATGTGCTACCGATATGAGAGAGAGAAAGTTCTTTGAAAAGTGGATGGATTATATTGTAAAACCATATAACTCGCCAGATGCAGGAACAATTGCATATTACAATGACTATGCAAAAGGCAACACACTTACAGTTTCTCAACTTGATGATTTCGGTAAACCAATTTTGACATATGAATGCACAGATATATATCCAATTGCACTCACGCCTATGAACGCAACTTGGGAAGAAACTAACACTTATCAGCGATTTGGCGTAACACTTGCGTATAGATATCAT